AAAAACTTACGCCCTTCCAAATGCATCAAAAGCTAATTGGAATTGCAATGGGGCAATAACTTCGGGGGGGCTTCGGCTCCCCCTTCATCTTTTAAAGGGGATAACGATGGCATACGCACGTTCAGTGTTTAACATCGATGCGGCAAAAGCCGGTCTTCCCGATCCTCAGAATCGTCAGTTCGACATTGACTTTCCTTATCTCGATAAGGGTCACGTCAAGGTTCTCGTGGACGGCGTTGCAACACTTCAATACGAGTGGATCAACGACTACCGCGTCCAACTCGATGAAGACACTGCGGTCGGTATGGTCGTTACCTTTGTTCGTGAGACTTCACCAGACAACCGACTTGTTGATTACCAGACAGGCTCGGTGTTGTCTGAAGAGATTCTTGACCAAGACTCCCTACAGGGTTTCTACTTGGCGCAAGAAGCTAACGACATCAAAGAGGTTGCGCTGTCACGCGATGGTGCAAACCGGTGGGACGCTAACGGCTCCCGCATGATTAACTTGGCGGACCCTGTCAATGACCAAGACGCCACTACTAAGAAGTGGGTGTTATCAACGACAGAGGAACAGGTAGCGGATGCACAAGCATTCCGCGATCAGGCCTTTCAATACAAAGAGCAATCGATCGCCAACGCGGCGGCCTCACTCGCATCTGCCGGTCTAGCTTCGCAGAATAACAGTGCGGCGGCGGCTCATGTGGTGACGGCCCTTGGCTATAAGAACGACGCCGGTGCTTATCGCACTGAGACACAACAACTGCTGAATGCCGCAAAGATCCCCGGGTCTCTTGTTGGAAAGTCAAAGCAGTTCTTGCAGGTCAAGACAGACGAGACTGGATACGTTCTTGTTTCTTCTGTGGCCGCTCCTTCGTTCTTTGGATTCAAGATGAGTGACGACGGTCAAGAGATTATTCTCACGTACGGTCGTGATGCTGATTTTGATGTAGCCGATTACGATACTTGGACAATGGCAGAGAACATTAACTTTGCAGTCGTCAATAACAATCTGGCGGTGGTGTTATGAAAATTGATATTACAAAACTAGGCTACCGCTGGAAGGGTCACTACACAGCGGGTGCTGTCTATCAAAAGGGTGACGTCGTTCGTAAAGAAGGACGTGCCCAAATGTTTGATGGTCTGTATTGGACCACTTGGACAGAAGATCAACAGAACGCAAAGTTGGCTGGTGAACTTGCTACGGCTGGTGACACAGCGCCGCTTCGTGGTGCGATGGATCAACAACTTTACGTCAACGCCGCTGGCGATGGTGTGGAGTTTAGGTATGGCGAAGGCCGCACAAGTTCCGCTTGTATCGACATCGCAGACGTAGATAACGGCTGTGGTAACGGCAACAGCAACGGGGGTGAAACAGCCGCCGCTCTGATGTCTGACGGTACAGTCTGTATGTGGGGCTATGGTGGGCATGGCAACATGGGTGATGGCGCTACTTACAGCCGCTCTCGTCCTGTTCGCGCCGCCTTTCCTCCCGGCACACCTCCGATCGTTAAGATCACACGAGGCTACTACAGCACCTTCGCTATCGATGCGGACGGTAAGTTGTGGGCTTGGGGCTACAACAACTACGGCCAGCTTGGAACAAACACTGGAACGAGTAACGTCAACATTCCTACGCTTGTGAACGGTAAGGGGGATCTACCCCTCGACGCTAAAGTGGTTCAAGTTAAGAGCGGTGCTGGATACTATTCGTACAGCGCGACGCTGATCCGGACTGAAGACGGCCGTGTATATCACACCGGCTATCAAGCCTACTACAGCGCGGGCACACAGGATGGAAACCCAAGCCACTACACACCTAAACTCGTAAGACGTTCTATCGACACAAAGATTGTCGATATGTTTGTCTGGGGTATTTATCATGCCGCAACTTGGCTGATTGATGAAAAGGGACAATTGTGGGGCGCCGGTGAGCAGAACTCTATTGGTCGTATAAACAACAACGACAACAATGACTCTATGCACCAGTTGTGGAACCCATCCACCTCCGATCCTGTTGTAAAGCTGGTCTTTGAAGAGTCAGATGAACACGTCAACGCTGGCAACCAGCACTACCGTCAATTTATGATCATTACTCGTAGTGGTCGTATCTGGTCGTGGGGTCAAGGTTCAACATACAGTTCAGGAACCAACTACGTCTCTGATCCTAATGGTGGTTTTGAGACATGGGTTCCCAAGCTGGACAGTCGGATTGACAACGTGGTTGATGGTTATGTTGGTGGCGGTTGGTATCACCAAGCGATGGTCTTGAAGGCTGATGGTACTGTTTGGGCTATTGGTAATGACCAAGATGGTTTGTTCACACCGAATGCACAAGGCTACCAGTGGATCCCCGTCTACGCAGACTACCTGACCAATGTGGTCAAGCTGTTCCCCGGTGGTGGTCGTCACGGCAAGTCATGTGGTTTCCTAACCGCAGACGGTAAGTGGTATATGTCTGGTATGAATAACTACGGCCAATCAGGTAACGGTGGTACCGCTACTGGTTGGACAGTGCCTTCTCTCGGACACGCACGGTTACCTGCACCAATCACTAAAGTTACCACGATCGGTTCAACTAACGACAGTGCCAACTACCAGACCATCTATGCGATGTGCGGTGACGGTAACCTCTACTCATGGGGATACAACGCCTCCTCACAATTAGGTTGGGATGATGACCAAGAGTATTCTTGCGTCCCCTCACCGGTACTCTTTTAAGGAAATACAAAAATGCCAACCATTTCATTGGGCAAAGTTGCCCTGACGTGGCGTGGTGCCTATAACGCGGCGACGTCCTACAACAGTCAGGATGTCGTCTCGTTTAACGGCTCGACGTACATTTCAAAAACAGGAACAGTCGGCTTCGAACCGACAGACGTTTCTAAATGGGATCTACTTGCTCAAGGAATTGAAGGTATTACTTCAAACCCCGGTGAGTTGGTCTACTTCGATGGAACACAACTACAACCACTACCAGTCGGTGCGCCCGGAGATATCCTAAAAGTAGGAACGAACGGGATGCCAGAGTGGAGTATTCCAGAGCAACGCTCCGGATTACGTGCTGTAGCCATCCAAGACTACCGTATGCCTTATATGTACCGTCGTGGTCTGGCAGTAATGTCAGACGGTTCGTTGCGTATGTGGGGGCGTGGCTCCAGCTTTATGCTAGGACAGGGTGATTACAACCCAGCACGTTCGTGGCCTATTCGCGTAGGGTTTCCGCCTGAAGCAGGTAAGGTTGTTTACGCCTGTGGTCAGTATGACTACCAGTCAATAGCGATTACTGATGACGGTAAGCTGTGGATCTGGGGTGAGAATGACTACGGTGATGGTGGTCGTGGTGACACAGGGAACTTGATTGTTCCTTATTGTGCCTCTGACAACGCAAGTAACTCGATCTTCGGTAAACAGGTAGTCGATTATGCGCCGATGCCTTCGAACAACAACTACAACTCGACAATGGTGTTGTGTTCTGACGGTACAGTGCACGCGTGTGGTTATAACGGCTATGGTCAATTAGGCCAAGGCGATACAAGCCAGCGCAACAACTTCGTTCAAGTTCCGCTGTTGACAAACATTGTGAAGATCGCCCGTGGTCGTGAGCGCTACACCTCGTGTTACGCGCTGAAAGACGACGGCACCCTGTACTCATGGGGTATTGGTGACAACGGTCAGCTTGGACACGGTAATACCACCCAGATGAACATTCCGATGCAGATCATGTATTTCATACAGAACAGCATCACGATTGTTGACATGGGCACCGGCTATAACATGGGCTGGGCGATCGATGATCAAGCAAACCTGTACACATGGGGCTACAACGGCTACGGCCAGTTGGGCCGAAATGGCACCTCTGAGTCATCCACACCCGCACTTGCGGCTACCGATGTTAAGTTCTGCTACTCATCCAACATAGACTATCAGCGCACCAATATCATCAAGACTGATGGTTCAGTTTGGGCCTCTGGTGACAACTCTTACGGCTGTTTGGGTGTGGCGGCAGATACTACCGACCGATCAGGTTTCCAAGAGTGTCTGAAGTACGGCTCAACTGGATTCACTAACGCCGCTAAAGTGGTGTTGGGTGGTTCTGGTTCATACAACTACACCATTGTTCTTGATGAAGACGGTGTGTGTTGGTCTGTCGGCTACTCAGGTAACGGCCAGCTTGGTCGTGGTGTTGTGGGCTCGACCTACTACTGGTTCTACCCCGTGTTGCTCCACCGCCGTAAGGTTGTGGACATCGCGTGTGTGGGCACCGGTAGTGAAGGCGGTACCATGTTCCTACTGGATGACGGTCAGGTCGCCATGTGCGGCTACGCTGGTGAATCTCAAGTGCCTGAAGACGACGACGAGTACATCGCCGTGCCGATGCCTGTACCATTCTAAGGAGGACAGTAGATGCCTGAAGTATCCACACAAGACATCTACTACCGCCTCGGACAACTTGAAGGAAAAATCGATGCTTTTCTCACTCGCCTCTCAGCACATGAGGGCGAGGTGGGGAAGCTCGAAGAACGTGTTCAAAATCTTGAAAAAGCTAAACACGTCGCTTCTGGTTATGCCGCCGCAGTAGGTGCTATTGTTGGTGTGGTGGTCGCTGTCGCAATGAAGGTGACCTAATGCCGATACTAACTGCCTTGGCGACCGCTTCGGCGGCG